TAAATCACTCGACTCATTCACTCGTCTCAACTTTTCTTATTTCTTCTAGTACCTTTTACCTTATAATATATATTGAGACAAGTGAGACGAGTGAGACAAGTAAAATAAAAGGTTTGTTATAATAATTGAATTTCATTTATAAATATTTTTATAAATTTATTTTTTTCACAATTCTATATTGTACAATAGAGACCCAAACCCCACCCGTCTCATGCCTCACGTCTCACCCGACTCAAAAAAATGCCCTTTACGATTCAACCGCTTGCTCATCATCAATACCGAGTCGTCAATTCGTTGACTGGTAAAGTCCACGCCAAACATACCACACATAAAAAAGCAGAAGCTCAACTTCGCTTATTAAATCAAACGTTGAAACCAGCATCTCGTAAAGCCAAATGACGAAGTGTCCAATCGTCTTTTGTTGGTTCTTCTTTTTTAATGTCTCGTCGTTTATCCGCTTCCGTTTGTTCTCGAATCATTTTAATAATGCGATACATTTGAACTTCATCGGCGTCTTTCTCTTCTTGGGTCATTTCGGATGGATGTTTGAAATTGCGTTTATGATAATATTCCTTGTTGCGTTCAAGTACACATTTATAAAAAGTGGGGTCATCTTTTTTCTTGTGATAATATTCCTTGTTCTTGGCTAGAATTTTTTCTCGGTTCTTTTGGTATCCACTCATTCTATATAAAAAGAAGATTATTTTTTAGAACGTAATTTCGTCAATGCATTGACTTGATTTGTCAACTCGGTCATATGGTCTGTCAAGGTTTGAATTTGCGTTGCTTGTTGTTGATTGGTCTTATATAAAGACTGTATGGAATGAACTAAATCAGGTATAATTTCAATTGTATGAATTGACCATGGATTTTCAATGTCATTTCCACTTGCATCTTTATAAGGTGCATTTTGCTTATTTACATGCATAGGATAGACAGTATCAAACTCTTGAGCAATAAACCCATGACGATGTGTTTTTATTACATCATCTTCTTCGTCTTTCAAATATTGATAATGAACTGGTTTCAATTGTAAAATATTATCAAGTCCATCTTGAATCGGTTTTATATTCTTTTTTACTCGTGCATCACTATAAGCTCCCCATGAAGTTCCACCGGCTGCCATAGTTACACCCGTTCCTGAATAATTTGAAATAAGATAAACCGACGAATATTGTGAAGTCGCTCCATATCCATAACTCCATAATGAAAAATTTCCTGTATTTTGAGAATTTGTTAATGCAATGCCAGTGCCATTATTGGTACTACCAGAACCATAAGAATTTGTATTCCATAGGGTCATATAATTAGAATTAAAATATCCACTTGGTGCTGAGTGATAATTCAAATTATTAAAAGTTACCAACGAGGCACCTGCTGGAGTAAGATTTATATTTGCACCTGTTGTATTTGTAATTGTCCCTGATTCATGATACAATGGGTTTGTTCCTAAAATTCGCATTGTTCCAGCATTCATTGTAAACGATGAATTCGTATAAACACCGTTTACCCAATCCGCATAAATCAAAGCGTTTGTCATTGCACTATTGCTAGGAAATGAACCATTATTAAGAGGGTCAGCAAACCATGAACCATAAGTATTGAATGCTGAACCAGCTCTCCAGCCTCCGCCTTGAACACAATGATTTACATTATTAAGCTGACTAACTGTCACAACTCCATATCCAGCACTAGCACTAGTACGATTTAAATAGCATTGCATAGACCCTGTATTGGCACAATTAAAATATCCCAGCGACACGATATTTCCGCTCATTTGTAAATCGCCAGTACGACAATTGATTGCACCTCTCGTCACATTATCAGTATTGCTTACGAAACCGAGACCATACCATGAACCTATCATTAAATCATTCCCACCTGTTGGATTATATGCATCTGCTGTTCCAGCATATATGTTTCCTCCATTATATCCGTAATCATAACCTATCAGAGGAAATCGTATTCCATTTCCAGCTCCATATCCAACATTTGTTTGTACTGGATAATTTGCTGTGACTAAACTAGACGTTAAATCTAAGGCCGATAAACCAGTACCGGCACCTAAACGAAGGGAATATCCTGACGTTGCTTTTAAAATAGTATCACCTACAACAGCATCCGTAAAGAAATTTCCAGCAACAGGTACGTTTGACATCGCAGCCGTACTACTACCACTATTCCAGTATACACCTTGATACGTTCCATTTGTAAATGCAATTGAAATACCATTGATGGGTAAATTAGTGGTTAATATCCCACTGCTTAAGGATGAACCTAACCAAAGATTTCCACTTGTATAAACAATACCATCATTTACAGTCGTTCCTGTAATATATGCATTTGCTGATGTCACCATTGCTGTCGTGATATACGTAGTTGCAGTAGCGCTATTTGTTATGTTCACAGCTGGTGCACTTGCGTTATATACTTGAAGTCCCGATAAGGTGGGAGCGGTAATTCCTATTACAGTTTTACTTGACCCAATATTAAGTCCTAATAATGTATTGTAATTTGTTGATGAAGATATGGATGGAATTATAAGATTTCCACTTATTGTCAAATTAGAAATGGTTGGAATTAATAATCCTGAACTATTTATAGATACTACTTGACTATTACCTATTTCATAATTAATACCATACGTTGTAGGTGTTTGAAAGACAATATTATTAGATGCTTGAATATATGAATCGTTTGCTAATGTACCAGGAACATATCCAGCAGTTGTTGCTATTCCTGTTGTGAAAAATACTGTTTGAATTGTACCTATTGTACCAATTTGAATACCTAGACTAGGATTTGAACTGTTCGCAATCGTCATTCCGTTTGATCCTGTTACGCCTAAATTTGCTACATATAAGTATGCTGATGATGGATTGAAATAGAATCGATTCCCATTATCGATATCCGCCACTGTTAAACCTCCAGATGTAAGATTAGTACCTATAAGATAGTAATTTACATTCCCTACCTGACCAGTAATCGTTGGACCAACTGCTGTTGTTTTATAAACTACTCCATATGGATCTACGCCAAGATAGTATGCTACCGTTCCAGTTGTCAATCCAGTTAATGCTAAATTAGTTGTTGATATACTAGCACCTGACAATATACCATAGGGTACGTTTAATACTCCTGTAGTATAATTAGCATAAATATTACTTTGTATATATGGTATTTGATTTGTTCCAGCATATCCCGAAGAAGACCCCAAGAAATAAACATTACCTGTAGCGTTCGTTGTATTTATAGTAGTAGCATTTGTTCCAATTGGAGTTGAAATGACTAATCCTGTAGAAGATATTGACAAATTTGATACTGCTGTTCCTGTTGTTAAACTAGTAATCGTCAATGAACTCGTTGATGTACTATTCGATGTTAGATTATTTGTAATTGTATGATTATATGAATTCAACGTTTTTGTATTATTATTGAAATTAAAATTTCCTGTTGAATCTGAATCTACTGTTGATATTGTTCCTGCAGAATTAACAGTACTCATGAGTGGATAATATACATTTGTTCCACTTGTTAATGCTTGGGTTATTGATCCTGTTCCACCTGATACTACATTTCCATTTGCGTCTACTGCCAAATTGACTGATGCAAGAGAGGGGATGCGTAAATTTTGTGTTATGACCCTATTGTTGGTTGCATCTACTGCAAAACTAGCTGTTTCATATAATTGACTTTGAATTCCATTTGAAAAATAAAGATAGTTGGAATTGTTTTGTTTGACCATGGCGGGATAATAGTATCCAGTCGAGCCCATGGATTGACTTAATAACGAGGCTTGATTCATCGACAAGACACCCAAACTCGGATTGTAGTTTAATAGTCCTCCGCCATCCACATATAGTAAATCCGTTCCTGATACATCCGTTGCGACAAATGTTGGATAGTATGTAACGTTATCGGATTTAGGAGCTACATTTACACTTGTGGCTGAACTTGCTACGCTAGTGTTTCCTGATGCATCGCTATAAATATATCCGCCTTTCAATCGATTCATAATAAGATTGCCCGACGAATCAATTTTCATTGAAGTTCCTAGTTGAACATTACCACTAATGTCGCTGTAGTTGGTTGTATTGCCAATGCAAACGTTTCCGCTGGCGTCAATATCAATTGCATTTCCAATATAGGTATTTCCTGAAACATCCGTGCTTCGTTTTGTTGCGTTGATGTACACGACATTGACATTACCACTAACATCGGAAGACTGGATTCCAATATGGATGTTTCCACTCGTGTCGGTTGAAAACGAAGACGTATGAAGGGTAGATGCTGTGATATCAAAAGGTAAGAGTAAGTTTTGGGTTCCGCCTGTATAAGGTACAAATCCAGCAGTGTTGCCTGATGCACTGACTAGCGTACCATCTACGTTGTAAGGATAAAATGGCTGGGTGATACCATCCAATGACATGTTACTATATATGTTTTATTTTTTTATAATCTATATTATAAAAATGCAAAAAACGCAAAAAACACCGCACCCCGTTCGAGGATTTCATCCCATCATGAATGCCGACCCATCCAAACTTGAAGTTGTCCCGTCTCGCTTTATCGGTGGATTGCTCAAGAAAGCCGTCGATTACTTTTTTCCTAAATTACAAAAATCAGTTCGTAAGTTTATTGAAGCTCACAAGGATGAAAAATTAGAATCGTTTGTTGTCTATCGAGCACCATTGGATAAGATAAGTAACAATTTCTTGAATGTGTTGACATTAGGTGATTGGGACGAGATTAAAAAAAGAGGTGGTGTAGACAAGGTGTTTCACACGTATGCCATTATCAATGGAAAATACATTTATGAAAAATTAGCCAATCCATCATTCCGAATGGCTTCTCAAGCGGATTTGAATCGAGATGGGGCCGAGTCTGTTTCTGTTCAACCTCGAAATATCACAATTGGAAGTTTCATTGCCAATGCCATTAAAGTCATGGGTGACAAGTTTTATTCATATGACGCATTTACCAACAATTGTCAAGATTTCCTTCTTGCCTCACTTCGTGGGTCAATGATGTCTACTCCTCAAGCAGTTTCATTTCTCAAACAAGATGTTAAAAAACTCATCGAAGAGACACCCTCTCTCAGCAAATATCTTGGACGTGAAGCGACCGATTTAGCAGGTGCAGGGGAAAGGATTTATTCCGAGATAGTCGATAAGAAAGGCGGAATGAGAAAAAAGAAATTTCTTGGTTAAGTCAAAATGGCACGGGAAAATAATCTGGATTATGACCCAACCAAAAAAGCACTTCCTGATTATTTTCCCGAAGGAATCAATCGACATATCATTGGTTATTTACATGACCCAACACTTTTTCATCCCAAGTATGCACATGACCAACAATATCGTTCATTAAAAATACTACGGGCGGAAAAATGGGGGAAACGACCCAAGGGACAATCTGACGCTGAACTCGATAAAAGAATCAAGGAACGAATTGCATTTCTAGACCAACATATCGCAAGTAAAAAAAATGGTGGGATTGGAAAGGAGACGAGTGAAATGATTTATAAATCACTCGACTCATTCACTCGTCTCAACTTTTCTTATTTCTTCTAGTACCTTTTACCTTATAATATATATTGAGACAAGTGAGACGAGTGAGACAAGTAAAATAAAAGGTTTGTTATAATAATTGAATTTCATTTATAAATATTTTTATAAATTTATTTTTTTCACAATTCTATATTGTACAATAGAGACCCAAACCCCACCCGTCTCATGCCTCACGTCTCACCCGACTCAAAAAAATGCCCTTTACGATTCAACCGCTTGCTCATCATCAATACCGAGTCGTCAATTCGTTGACTGGTAAAGTCCACGCCAAACATACCACACATAAAAAAGCAGAAGCTCAACTTCGCTTATTAAATCAAACGTTGAAACCAGCATCTCGTAAAGCCAAATGACGAAGTGTCCAATCGTCTTTTGTTGGTTCTTCTTTTTTAATGTCTCGTCGTTTATCCGCTTCCGTTTGTTCTCGAATCATTTTAATAATGCGATACATTTGAACTTCATCGGCGTCTTTCTCTTCTTGGGTCATTTCGGATGGATGTTTGAAATTGCGTTTATGATAATATTCCTTGTTGCGTTCAAGTACACATTTATAAAAAGTGGGGTCATCTTTTTTCTTGTGATAATATTCCTTGTTCTTGGCTAGAATTTTTTCTCGGTTCTTTTGGTATCCACTCATTCTATATAAAAAGAAGATTATTTTTTAGAACGTAATTTCGTCAATGCATTGACTTGATTTGTCAACTCGGTCATATGGTCTGTCAAGGTTTGAATTTGCGTTGCTTGTTGTTGATTGGTCTTATATAAAGACTGTATGGAATGAACTAAATCAGGTATAATTTCAATTGTATGAATTGACCATGGATTTTCAATGTCATTTCCACTTGCATCTTTATAAGGTGCATTTTGCTTATTTACATGCATAGGATAGACAGTATCAAACTCTTGAGCAATAAACCCATGACGATGTGTTTTTATTACATCATCTTCTTCGTCTTTCAAATATTGATAATGAACTGGTTTCAATTGTAAAATATTATCAAGTCCATCTTGAATCGGTTTTATATTCTTTTTTACTCGTGCATCACTATAAGCTCCCCATGAAGTTCCACCGGCTGCCATAGTTACACCCGTTCCTGAATAATTTGAAATAAGATAAACCGACGAATATTGTGAAGTCGCTCCATATCCATAACTCCATAATGAAAAATTTCCTGTATTTTGAGAATTTGTTAATGCAATGCCAGTGCCATTATTGGTACTACCAGAACCATAAGAATTTGTATTCCATAGGGTCATATAATTAGAATTAAAATATCCACTTGGTGCTGAGTGATAATTCAAATTATTAAAAGTTACCAACGAGGCACCTGCTGGAGTAAGATTTATATTTGCACCTGTTGTATTTGTAATTGTCCCTGATTCATGATACAATGGGTTTGTTCCTAAAATTCGCATTGTTCCAGCATTCATTGTAAACGATGAATTCGTATAAACACCGTTTACCCAATCCGCATAAATCAAAGCGTTTGTCATTGCACTATTGCTAGGAAATGAACCATTATTAAGAGGGTCAGCAAACCATGAACCATAAGTATTGAATGCTGAACCAGCTCTCCAGCCTCCGCCTTGAACACAATGATTTACATTATTAAGCTGACTAACTGTCACAACTCCATATCCAGCACTAGCACTAGTACGATTTAAATAGCATTGCATAGACCCTGTATTGGCACAATTAAAATATCCCAGCGACACGATATTTCCGCTCATTTGTAAATCGCCAGTACGACAATTGATTGCACCTCTCGTCACATTATCAGTATTGCTTACGAAACCGAGACCATACCATGAACCTATCATTAAATCATTCCCACCTGTTGGATTATATGCATCTGCTGTTCCAGCATATATGTTTCCTCCATTATATCCGTAATCATAACCTATCAGAGGAAATCGTATTCCATTTCCAGCTCCATATCCAACATTTGTTTGTACTGGATAATTTGCTGTGACTAAACTAGACGTTAAATCTAAGGCCGATAAACCAGTACCGGCACCTAAACGAAGGGAATATCCTGACGTTGCTTTTAAAATAGTATCACCTACAACAGCATCCGTAAAGAAATTTCCAGCAACAGGTACGTTTGACATCGCAGCCGTACTACTACCACTATTCCAGTATACACCTTGATACGTTCCATTTGTAAATGCAATTGAAATACCATTGATGGGTAAATTAGTGGTTAATATCCCACTGCTTAAGGATGAACCTAACCAAAGATTTCCACTTGTATAAACAATACCATCATTTACAGTCGTTCCTGTAATATATGCATTTGCTGATGTCACCATTGCTGTCGTGATATACGTAGTTGCAGTAGCGCTATTTGTTATGTTCACAGCTGGTGCACTTGCGTTATATACTTGAAGTCCCGATAAGGTGGGAGCGGTAATTCCTATTACAGTTTTACTTGACCCAATATTAAGTCCTAATAATGTATTGTAATTTGTTGATGAAGATATGGATGGAATTATAAGATTTCCACTTATTGTCAAATTAGAAATGGTTGGAATTAATAATCCTGAACTATTTATAGATACTACTTGACTATTACCTATTTCATAATTAATACCATACGTTGTAGGTGTTTGAAAGACAATATTATTAGATGCTTGAATATATGAATCGTTTGCTAATGTACCAGGAACATATCCAGCAGTTGTTGCTATTCCTGTTGTGAAAAATACTGTTTGAATTGTACCTATTGTACCAATTTGAATACCTAGACTAGGATTTGAACTGTTCGCAATCGTCATTCCGTTTGATCCTGTTACGCCTAAATTTGCTACATATAAGTATGCTGATGATGGATTGAAATAGAATCGATTCCCATTATCGATATCCGCCACTGTTAAACCTCCAGATGTAAGATTAGTACCTATAAGATAGTAATTTACATTCCCTACCTGACCAGTAATCGTTGGACCAACTGCTGTTGTTTTATAAACTACTCCATATGGATCTACGCCAAGATAGTATGCTACCGTTCCAGTTGTCAATCCAGTTAATGCTAAATTAGTTGTTGATATACTAGCACCTGACAATATACCATAGGGTACGTTTAATACTCCTGTAGTATAATTAGCATAAATATTACTTTGTATATATGGTATTTGATTTGTTCCAGCATATCCCGAAGAAGACCCCAAGAAATAAACATTACCTGTAGCGTTCGTTGTATTTATAGTAGTAGCATTTGTTCCAATTGGAGTTGAAATGACTAATCCTGTAGAAGATATTGACAAATTTGATACTGCTGTTCCTGTTGTTAAACTAGTAATCGTCAATGAACTCGTTGATGTACTATTCGATGTTAGATTATTTGTAATTGTATGATTATATGAATTCAACGTTTTTGTATTATTATTGAAATTAAAATTTCCTGTTGAATCTGAATCTACTGTTGATATTGTTCCTGCAGAATTAACAGTACTCATGAGTGGATAATATACATTTGTTCCACTTGTTAATGCTTGGGTTATTGATCCTGTTCCACCTGATACTACATTTCCATTTGCGTCTACTGCCAAATTGACTGATGCAAGAGAGGGGATGCGTAAATTTTGTGTTATGACCCTATTGTTGGTTGCATCTACTGCAAAACTAGCTGTTTCATATAATTGACTTTGAATTCCATTTGAAAAATAAAGATAGTTGGAATTGTTTTGTTTGACCATGGCGGGATAATAGTATCCAGTCGAGCCCATGGATTGACTTAATAACGAGGCTTGATTCATCGACAAGACACCCAAACTCGGATTGTAGTTTAATAGTCCTCCGCCATCCACATATAGTAAATCCGTTCCTGATACATCCGTTGCGACAAATGTTGGATAGTATGTAACGTTATCGGATTTAGGAGCTACATTTACACTTGTGGCTGAACTTGCTACGCTAGTGTTTCCTGATGCATCGCTATAAATATATCCGCCTTTCAATCGATTCATAATAAGATTGCCCGACGAATCAATTTTCATTGAAGTTCCTAGTTGAACATTACCACTAATGTCGCTGTAGTTGGTTGTATTGCCAATGCAAACGTTTCCGCTGGCGTCAATATCAATTGCATTTCCAATATAGGTATTTCCTGAAACATCCGTGCTTCGTTTTGTTGCGTTGATGTACACGACATTGACATTACCACTAACATCGGAAGACTGGATTCCAATATGGATGTTTCCACTCGTGTCGGTTGAAAACGAAGACGTATGAAGGGTAGATGCTGTGATATCAAAAGGTAAGAGTAAGTTTTGGGTTCCGCCTGTATAAGGTACAAATCCAGCAGTGTTGCCTGATGCACTGACTAGCGTACCATCTACGTTGTAAGGATAAAATGGCTGGGTGATACCATCCAATGACATGTTACTATATATGTTTTATTTTTTTATAATCTATATTATAAAAATGCAAAAAACGCAAAAAACACCGCACCCCGTTCGAGGATTTCATCCCATCATGAATGCCGACCCATCCAAACTTGAAGTTGTCCCGTCTCGCTTTATCGGTGGATTGCTCAAGAAAGCCGTCGATTACTTTTTTCCTAAATTACAAAAATCAGTTCGTAAGTTTATTGAAGCTCACAAGGATGAAAAATTAGAATCGTTTGTTGTCTATCGAGCACCATTGGATAAGATAAGTAACAATTTCTTGAATGTGTTGACATTAGGTGATTGGGACGAGATTAAAAAAAGAGGTGGTGTAGACAAGGTGTTTCACACGTATGCCATTATCAATGGAAAATACATTTATGAAAAATTAGCCAATCCATCATTCCGAATGGCTTCTCAAGCGGATTTGAATCGAGATGGGGCCGAGTCTGTTTCTGTTCAACCTCGAAATATCACAATTGGAAGTTTCATTGCCAATGCCATTAAAGTCATGGGTGACAAGTTTTATTCATATGACGCATTTACCAACAATTGTCAAGATTTCCTTCTTGCCTCACTTCGTGGGTCAATGATGTCTACTCCTCAAGCAGTTTCATTTCTCAAACAAGATGTTAAAAAACTCATCGAAGAGACACCCTCTCTCAGCAAATATCTTGGACGTGAAGCGACCGATTTAGCAGGTGCAGGGGAAAGGATTTATTCCGAGATAGTCGATAAGAAAGGCGGAATGAGAAAAAAGAAATTTCTTGGTTAAGTCAAAATGGCACGGGAAAATAATCTGGATTATGACCCAACCAAAAAAGCACTTCCTGATTATTTTCCCGAAGGAATCAATCGACATATCATTGGTTATTTACATGACCCAACACTTTTTCATCCCAAGTATGCACATGACCAACAATATCGTTCATTAAAAATACTACGGGCGGAAAAATGGGGGAAACGACCCAAGGGACAATCTGACGCTGAACTCGATAAAAGAATCAAGGAACGAATTGCATTTCTAGACCAACATATCGCAAGTAAAAAAAATGGTGGGATTGGAAAGGAGACGAGTGAAATGATTTATAAATCACTCGACTCATTCACTCGTCTCAACTTTTCTTATTTCTTCTAGTACCTTTTACCTTATAATATATATTGAGACAAGTGAGACGAGTGAGACAAGTAAAATAAAAGGTTTGTTATAATGATTGAATTTCATTTATAAATATTTTTTTATAAATTTATTTTTTTCACAATTCTATATTGTACAATAGAGACCCAAACCCCACCCGTCTCATGCCTCACGTCTCACCCGACTCAATAAAAGAAATTTCTTTGTTAATGTCAAAATGTCATATCCAGAAGGATTATATCAGTCAGTCAAGAAAATGCTTCGAGATGCATATTCTCTTCCTACTGCTGAAAAAATGAGAAAGCTCCAATGGTGTGAGGAACGTTTGGAACGATTAGAAGACCTTGGACTTTCAGGAGAACGTTTACAAAAATTGAAAAGCTTATTGATGAAATTAAAAAGTCATATGAAACTTGATAAACCCAATGTTTCGTCTCATCATCCCGATGATTTGCCTCCACCTCCTCCTCCAGCACCTATCGTAGTTGGTCATAAAAAGGGTGGTATTCATGGACATCATCACGAAAGCAAAAAAGGATTTGTGCTATTGCATCAAACCAAACGTAAATTCATGTAAAAATTAATTTTATCTTTGCTAAGATAAAATGGATAATTCCCCTCCAAGAAGACAAGATGCTTATATGGGTGCCGATACAATTCCTCCCAGTTCCGATGAAGAAGATGATAATCGTTCCAGTGCGGAAGTCTTTGAAGATAGTATGAAAGCCATGTTGAAATTTTATAAAAAACTTCCAACAAAAGAATTGAAAGATGCCCATTTACGAAATTATCCTGCATTCAAAAGATGGTATCGAAAATATCAAAAAAGAAAAATGGGGGATAACAATGAACCATCGGCTAAGCGTCCTCGTGGCCCTCCTCCTCCTCCTCCTGCTGGTAATGCAGCTGCTGCTATTGCTGGTCATAAAAATGGTGGTGTTATTCATAGTATTCACGGAAAACATCATGCACATCGTAAATTCATGTAAACAATTTAGTTTGATATTGTTCTACTACTACGTCAAGTAGTAACATATCCATTTTTAAATTAACTCGTTTTTTAAACATATAGAATTTATAATAATCATCCCGTTTTTGTTTAAACTGAGGATTGGTCTTATACTCATTTTTTAACCATTCGTTAATGTAGTTTTTAGAATTCTCGGTCCAGATTCGTTTCACCATCTTGTATATGATATGTATTTAGAATATAATTTTTAAATTAAAATTATATGAATCAAATTTTATAAAAAAATATATACAATAATTGTATGAATTTAAATATTCGTCATACGCTTAGGACTACTTTTCATCTTTAATAGACCTTTTTTTATTTTTTCAAACTTAACTTTAATTTTATTATAATCAATTGAATCTTTCTTAGCAAAAGTAATACCCAATTGTTTTGAAATAGATTTCCATATATCAAGAAACGACATCGATTCATAAGATTCCAATTCTTTTTGAAACTCCTGTCTTATACGTTCTTCACGTCTTTCATCTCTCATTTTAGTAAATAATTTCGATGCATCTTTTGCTAAATCAGGGTTGATTTTATTCACGCAATCATTGCCTACTTGAAGACCATGATTATCTGCTAAATCTGGATGTTTTAAAAGGCAAATATCACTTATGCAATGAGTACAAATACAAAGACTATGTGGACGCCACGCCACGCTCTCTACTGAAAACAATGTTCTATCTGATTCCCAGTTCGGTAGTAGTGTATCCATTACAAATTGAAATTCGGTCTTCATTGTTGACGTGATTCGTGTAGATATTTTACGTCTCCAATAGGACACGTTTTCAGGTCGGTAGCCATATTTATTACAATCCCAATTTCCTGAGCTGTCAACATCGACGAGGAAATACTTTTCCAACAATTCTGTTTTATCCATTTATATATGTATATGATTGTTTTTTAAATTTAAATTCATTTTTAAAATGTGAAAAATAAAAATGAATTTTTATTATCTAAAGGGATTATAACAATCATATACAATGCAATATCTCCAGACGCCGTTTGAATTATGTTTGACTGAATCGCCAAATATGGAAGTTCTTCAATTGATTACTGAACGATTTGATGAAATCGATATGCCCTTTACAAACCCAAAAAACCCTGCTGGAGATAAGGTTCGAGGAAGTGGTGCAAAGAAGATTTGGAAAGATTACGTTTCTCATATTCAAGAGCCTGTTGTATACCAATCAACCATTAAGAACGAACCAAATCGAATGTATGCGAAACGTGCCTCATGCCAAGGCTTGCCATCAAAATTTAGAAATACATTATATCGTGACGTTGGTACTGATACAGACGCAGTAGCTTGCCATCCTACTATTGCATATCATTCAGCTAAACAATTTGATTTACATTGTAATTCATTTTGTGATTTAGTTGAAAATCGTGAAGAACGTCTTCAATGGATTATGGATAAGGTTGGATGGTCTAGAAAACAAGCGAAACGATTTACGAATTCTATTCTTTATGGCGCTGCGATTCCTATGGAGATTAAAGCTCATGCTGACTTATACGAATGGGTTGAAGGATTAAAAAAGGATTGCAAAGAGCTTGCATTGCATGTTTGTAGTTTATATCCTCAATTAAAAAAAGATGCAGAAAAACGAGATAAGAATAACGCTACATTCTCTGCTTTGTCGTGTTATCTTAATAACATTGAAAACCAAATTGTTTTAAAAGCTATGGAGTTTCTGGCTCAACGTGGAGTTAAAATTTATGTTTATTCATTCGATGGGTTTCTTCATTCAAAACTTGAATGCAACATCTATCCTGAATTAAATGAATATATCGAAAAAGAAACTGGCATTCCTCTTCGATTCATTGACAAACCTATGACTGATTTTTTAGAGTTTCATAATGTATTGGAATTAAAAGAACTTGTACCCGAAGAGAAGGGTGATGTTTTACGAGTTGAAGAATTCGACTTGGAACCGATGATGGAATTTGATTTTCAAGTTATTGAACGGTATTGTGTGAAATATCAAAGTGAACTTGAAGATTTAAAGACAAGAAATCAATATCTTATGCCTATTTATAAATTATGTGATTACTTTTTTAATACTATTAATGATGAGGGTCATCTTGTAGTTCGTCATGATTATAAAATAGTACATGGAAAAAAGATGAAGAAGAATCATATTACTATGAAATTTACAACATTCATGAGTACATTTTGTTTTGATAAAGATACATTGGTATTACGTCAGGCTGGAATGTTATATAAACCTTGTTTCTCTTTGGTACATGATTATCTTAAAAAATTTGAAATGAAAAAGACATATCCTCGAATTAACTTTTATCCATCATTTGAACCTAAACCATTTTATAATGTATTTAAAGGATTTCAATTTCTTCCTTCTGATAATAAAGTAAATGAAGATAAAATCAAGCCATTTTTAGACCATATTAAAACGATTTGGTGTAAGGATAATGATATTTATTATCGACATGTAATCGGACTATTGGCTCAAGCCATTCAACAACCATGGAATCGGTGGATGGTTGCATTGATTTTAAAATCAAAAGAAGGTTCTGGTAAAGGTATAATCTTGGATTTTATTGAGCGTATTATGGGAACATATGACCCTACAACTGGTAAAGCAGGTCACTTCAAACCTGTAAAGAATCAAAATGATATTTTCGGACAGTTTACTAATGTTCTTGAAGGATGTTGTATTCTGTTTTTAGATGAAATGGCTTGGGGAGGAGATAAAAAGTCAGCTGGTATTTTAAAAGCATTAATTACTGAAAAGACCAATAAAATAGAACATAAAAATGTTGGTTCTTATTATTGCGAATCATTTAATAATGTCATCTTTGCATCAAATGAGGAATGGATTGTACCTGCTGGAGATGATACCCGTCGATACTTTGTTTTAGAGTGTGATAATAAGTATGCGGGTATTCAAACCAAAGAGACAAAAGAATATTTTGATGTGATTTTGAATCTATCTACACAAGACGTGGCAGATTATCTTTATCAATACGATTTATCGGGATTTAATTCGAAAGCTATTCCTATCACAGAAGCGTTAAACGACCAAAAAAAGGCTACTATGGAAAGTTCGAAATTGTGGCTTTTGGAAGAGTTAGGAAACGATTTGCAATGGAATGAATATGCATTGGATGTTGGTTTTTCGAAAAGTATGATTTATGAACGATATAAGAACTACTGTAAGACTCAGAATACATACAAGACTTGCAATAATGTGGTATTTTGGAAAGATATGAATATGATGATTCTAAAGGAATGGAAACCTAGAATCGATGGAGTGCAAATGAGATATATTCAACTCCATCCTCTCGATAAAGCGAGAGAAATCTTTAGGAATACGATGAAGTTTGATGGCGGAAATGATTGGAAAGGAGACGAGTGAAATGATTTATAAATCACTCGACTCATTCACTCGTCTCAACTTTTCTTATTTCTTCTAGTACCTTTTACCTTATAATATATATTGAGACAAGTGAGACGAGTGAGACAAGTAAAATAAAAGGTTTGTTATAATGATTGAATTTCATTTATAAATATTTTTTTATAAATTTATTTTTTTCACAATTCTATATTGTACAATAGAGACCCAAACCCCACCCGTCTCATGCCTCACGTCTCACCCGACTCAATAAACCATCTCCTTCCATATCAAAAATGTAACTAAACTCTTCTCTAACTGGTCGCCTACTGGATATGTTTCCAAATAGGATTTCATTGCATCTGTGAATCCATATTGTTCAATAATGTACATGCACTCATGGTATGTTAACGCTTTGACATACCGTTCTACTTCTTTTTTAACAATGTCATCATAGTCACAATCAATCTCGTATCTGGATAATGCATTAGCGAGAATTTCTTTATTCACTTCAAATAAATCAGACAATAGGTAATTCGCCATTTACCTATTCCTTTTTTTTTAAATCCAATCACATGATATGGCTTCATACGATTCTTCTTTCTTTAACAACTGGAAGGGTTGACCACAGCCCCATACAAGGTCATTTTTGACAAGACTCTCGATATACTCTTTGCTGGAATGAGGAGGGACTTCACATCCATTTTTATAAACGGCATGACGAAAGATGGCACAATTGATTTCTTCTTGTAAAATAATAATATCACCTTGGCAAGAGGGACAGGTAGTAATTATCATCATCTTATCTTTTCATAAGATGATTTATTCTTCTCGTTTTTTAATGATGCGAAACATAATGTCTTGGACATGACGTCCTCGTAAAAATTCTTTCATTTCGTTTTGGGAACGATTCGAGTATCCAGCCATACCTTCCCTGCGTGCAGATTCACGCAATAAATCTTTGGATGCTTCGTCGAGGTCATACATATAATGATGATGAGTAGTCACTTGAACGGGATGACCGGCTCGGTGCTTTCGTTTGGTTGTCTCATGTAACAAGGGCATTTATCTATATCATTTTTTTTAAAAAAAAACAATGGAATACTTGTCTCCTACATGTGGTAAATTCCAATGCTCTTTTTCCGCCCCATTAAATGTGACTGGATTCTCGAATGTATGGAAGACTTCTCCTTCGATAACCAACTCCCCCCCCGTATATTCACCAAATGAAACAATACAACTCTTGGTTTGATTCGAGGTATCTCGATGAGGTGGACATGTGACATTATGATTCACATGGATGGATTGAAATGGGAAATCGCAAATCTGCTCGCCGTACTTTTTTAATACCTGATACAACATAGGATACTTTTTTGAATAATAGGATAACCCAACAACATTATTAAATCGACCTCTTGTGATACCTAATGTCATACTGCGATGTTTTGGAAATCCTCGCCGATTATTTCGTCCATTTTTAAACGGCACGCAATATTTTTTTAACAAGTCGTACATTATGATATAAAATCTTTTTTAAAAAATTAATATCTTTACAATCAATAACATGTCAGTTGTCGAAGTCAATCCGCCGGAAAAACCCGAAGTCAATCCGCCGGCTGAGGAAAAAAAACCCGAAGTCATCATTAAAACTAAAACTACGGCAACCGTAGTTGAACCTAAACTTGAATTGAAGGAGAAAGTCAAGAAACCTTTATCGGAAAAGAAACAACTACATATCGCTCACATGCGAGAGAAACTGGCTGAATACCGAAAGACTCAACAAGAAGCCAAGGCCTATGAGATAGAAGAGGCGAAAAAGAAACGAGAAGAAATCTTGGCCAAGGCTGTCGAGGAAACAAAAGCCAAACTACCTGACGCACAAGTCAAGGTCAAAAGAGTTGTAGGAGCACCCAAAGGCAAGCCTCATAAGAAACCAGTCAAACGCCAACCGCCACCCAAAGCCACCGAGTCGTCAGAGTCATCGTCGGATTCGTCGTCGGAGTCAGACTCGGAATCCGACTCGGGATTGGAATCGGAAGACACCCGTAAATATGTACGCAAAGCTGACCGTCGAATTCAAGCCGTCAAAAAGATTGATGAGAAATTGAAATATGTAAACCCGTATTTCAAAAGTAACATGAGTATCTTTTAAAAAAAAATTATTTTAATATATGATATATTCAAATGGTTCTCGTACAACTTGTGATTAACAATGCAAACAACGGAAGCTACTTTGTCATTCCCATTACGGGTAAGGCAAGTGTTCGTGTCCTCGGTATTCAATATATGGATAACGGTGGCAATTCAAATCGTTTGCTTCAATTGCAATCCGACATTTTATACTTTCCTTATTCCCCTCAAAAATATATAACGTGGTTATCCGCAACGGCGGCGTCCGTGTGTCAATCCACGGTCTCCATTGATAACAGTACGAAAGATTCATTTCATCTCGTCAACCAACAATTCCATGGTCAAATTCAATTAACCGTTGTTTCTCTTTATAGTTCGGGAGCACCTTTACCTGTTAGTTTTTATTGCGTCGTCACATTAAGCTTTGAAGAAATTGATATGGAATTTAAATAATCTTGATAATGTAAAATGAAACAAGTAAAACAAGTTGGGCGATTTGCTTCAGGAGGTCTTAATCATATTCCCAAGGATGACCCAACCCCCTTTATTCGAAATGAACAATTGGTAGAATCGCAACCGGTTCGCTCTGTCCAACCTATCAAACTCGATATTCATGAACGTCCAAAAAAAATGAAAAAATCAAAATACCAAAGGGATTAACTTTGAAAAAATTAAAAAAATATTATCTCGGCTATCCATAAAGATGTCCCTTCACACTGTCGGAGATGCGTATACCCACTATGTTCTACCCGCCTCATTTGATTCGATTCCCGAGTCTTGGAAATCCAACAAGTCCGCCAAACCCATTGCATCATCCATGCAAACGGTCAACGTACCAGCCCTTAGTGCCACTCAAAACCTTGGTGGAAGTTCAATCTTGCAAATCCCGTGCGGTGCTTCCGCGGGTATCATGATGAACCCTTACGTTCGTTATTGCGTCCAATTTACTTCGGCCGCCGGTGTAGCCAACTCTTCCTTTTTCTTCAAAGGTGCAACTCAATCTGCCACATCTTGTATTAACCGTGTATCCTCTTATGTCAATTCCGTTCAGGTCGATAACATGCAAAACGCATGGGCCACATATGACGCCATGTTAGCCAACTCCACTTCCGCTGACTGGTTAGCCCACGATGCAACCCTCATGCTTGGCTCAGGTGTTCAATACTACCAACCGGTCGGCGGAGCAACTTCATCTCAAACATACACCTTTGCAGTTCCTCTCCTTGGTCTCCTTGGCAGTCAACAATCGTTCCCTCTTTACCTCGTGAACGGCACGCTCCAAGTACAGCTGGACTGGCAATCCAATATCAATCAAGTCTACACGGCTGGTGCTAACGACCCCGCTTGGACTGGTATGATTATCACGAACGTCCAGCTCGTCTACGACCGTGTTCAACCCGAAGAAGCATTCATCCACAAAGTACGCTCGGACATGATGCAAGGTGCTAAATACGTATACGGCTACACCAACTTGTCATCCGTAACTCTGCCCACTACCTTTGGTGCTGGCGGTGGTACCCTTAACTTGAACTATGGTCTGAACGTAAGTTCTCTCCAAGGTATCCTTGCCGTTCAATACCTTACAGCTTCCCTAGGCACCTCGGCGGCCGCCCCTTCATTCAGTAATAACATGAACGGCTTTCAAGTCTCATTAGATGGTCGTTTGATTTCATCTCTTGCTTTGGATTCCACGGCCAACCCTGTTCTTTACTTTGCTGAAGCCCAAAAGGTTCTTGGTCGTCTCTTTGATGCCTCCATCACTTCCCCTCTGGTCAACACTGCCGTCGCTGGTCAAGCCTCTGCCAACGGTAACGCTTCGGGCGGTAACTTTATCACCAACTACTTTGTCGCTGGTGCATCAGCTCAACGCATCAATGAAGGACTTGCCTTCCAAGGTAGCCCGTGCTCCATCCTTAACGTCCAAGTCAATTTGGGCGCTACTACAAACAACATTGTCTCGGCCAACTCGACTATCTACTTTGTTTTAATCTCAGCTTTTCAACTTCTCATCGACGCCACCGGCTCAGTTGAAATAATTCGGTGAACAAGGTCGGCGTTGTGCTTCCAATTATGAAAAATATAAAGAAAAGAATAGCGAACAATTAATATGTGAATGTGGGATGACATATACTCGTATACATTATAAACGTCATCTTCAAACAAAACGACATCAAGAACTTCGTTAAAAAATCAAAAAAAATTTTATTAAACAGTATTAATAAAATATGGGTAACACTGTAAAATCATTCGTAAAAGAGGCCGCTAGTTCTGCTCTTAAATGGGTAGCCAAGAAAGGTATTTCGTGGGTAGGTGGAAAGATTCCTATTATTGGTGAACCTATTGCCAATGCTATCAACGCATCTTTTGCCAAAGGAGGTAAGGTACATTGTTTTGCAGATGGTGGACTTGTCAATCAATTAAAAGAAGAAGGTATCAAGACTCAAGTCATCAACACTCCTGCTCAACTTATTTCCGCCATTAAGAAGTTCCCTGAAGAAGCCAAGAAGGCTGGCCTTACTATTGAGATGGTAAAGGACGCCAAAGACAAAGTTGGTAACACTCAATCCAAGATGGAGACTCAAGAAGAACCATCCGCTTCCGCCCCTGCTATGAAACGTGGTGGACGCAAACACAAGGGCCATGTGGAAGAAATGGAAACTCCCGAGAAGCCCCACCACAAGAAGCATCACAAGAAGCATCATAAGAAACACGAAGAGGAGATGGATGCATACGCTCATGGCGGAATGGTTAGTCACGTTGCTTCTCTTCCTTACTCGAATCTGAATCGTTTGAACATGCCAGCGTATGCTCACGGGGGCTCGTATGACACAGGGATGGGTCATCACTGTTAACTCGCTTGATGACACAGGCCGTCAGTGGTAACGTGTTCCTAAACTTTATTATTAGCTCATGCAGTTCATCATCAGTCGGTTGTTTATATTCCATTTAACATCATCACAAGATTTTAAATAATTTTCTTATAAAATGAAATCCATAAACTCTTTCGTATATCTGTTTATACCCATGGGCGATAAACCAATGCGTATATAAACTAATGAATCTATTAGTTTATGTTATAAAAGATAAACCAATGTATAAATAAACCAATAAACCACGTATTTTAAGGGATAAGACTATATAAAAAATTTTTTATATACTGTATATGGCTAAAATCAAGGTTTATTTGGTTTATTCTTCATTTGGTTTATGGTTTATGTCTTGAAATGAATGTTATATTAGTTTATATACGATATGGTTTATCGCCATAAAGTATAAACAAATGTATCTACAAGTTTATTTTTTATTTTGTTTATGTGATAAATAAAAAACTAAATTAAAATCTTGTTTATGATAAAATGACAATCAACGAAGTCTTTAAAACCAATCGTCCTGATTTAAGTGTTGGAAGCTTGAAGACGTATTCGTCTATCGTTTCTAACTTGGGAAAACAAATGAAGGAGGATTTCAATACGCCAGCTCATGTAGTGAAATGTTATAAGGATATTATGAAACACTTGGAAGAAGTAGAACCCAAGTCTCGTAAGACTCGGCTTGCTTGTTTGATTGTTTACATTGAAAAGGAAAAGGATAAGAAAGATGCGGATGAAGCATTCCGGTCATTGATGACAACTGATGCTGGGAAAGCGTCCAAGGAAATTGATGAACAAAAATTAACTGACCGTCAAAAGGAAGGAATGATGTCGTGGCCTGAAGTCATGACATTGTACAATGCATTGGAAAAAGAAGTCAGTCCTTTATTCAAACGTACCTCATTGGATAAACAACAATTCCAAAAATGTCAAATGTATGTCTTGCTCTCGTGTCTCATTCTCATTCCTCCACGCCGGTCATTAGACTATGCAGAATTTAAAATTCGAAATATAGATGAAGCCAAAGATAATTTTATGAAGGTAGAAAAGAAAGTCGCTTCATTTGTGTTTAATGTATACAAGACGGCAAACAAATATAAACAGCAACGAGAAGAGATTCCCAAAAAATTACAAAAGATAATCACGGACTGGATGAAACTTAATCCTCATGATTATCTCTTGATGAATACGAAACAGAGCGGGAAAATTAACAGCACCCAGTTAACAAACATGCTCTATACGTTTTTTGGAAAGCCTACCTCAACATCTATGCTTCGTCATATCTTTCTTAGTGACAAGTACAAGGATGTCCCCGCATTAAAAGAAATGAAAGAGACGGCAGAGAAGATGGGTCACGACCTTCGAACCGCCTTGACTTATGTTAAAACTGAAAAATAAGTTATTGCGGTGGGTCATATGTAAAGCGTCATCGAGTCGTTCATGAAAATACAATCCGACATTTAAAGTATACAAAGAAATAAATTCATATAGTCTTGGTTCCAGTGTGCATGATACTATATACATCCAAGCACACACCGATTAGTTTTTTATCTTTTGGTATTTATTTAAGATGCACGCAAACAACGAGACATACCATCTAGGCTTCTTCAATCGTTTAATAAGAAGCAATGCTTTAAAGTCTTCAGGGCGTGCTTGTCGTTCAGGTAGTTTGGCAAGGGAGTTATCACAATCGATATCTAAATCATCGATTTCAAATGCGTGACAATATACAATAATGTTATACAAGGCTCGTCGTGGAACTACTTCTTTCATGAATGCATAGCGGTCTCCTTTCTCTCGAAAGTCAATCACAAGGAAATCAAAATCAAACGAGTTGATGGGAAGATTCTTATGGATGTCATCATCGTACTGGACGAGATTAAAAGGCTTAAAGAGGGCAAAATCCGCCTCTGTTAAATCTTTGGTAATACACAAGATGAATTGTTTTTGGGGAGGTTGAACGGGTTGAGGTTGAACTTCAACGGCATCAGCAACAGCAAGAACGGCGGGTAGGGGATTCATTTATTTATTTATCAAGATTAAAAAATAGATGCGTGTTTTTTCATTCCGCCATGTTTGAATGAATCCGTAGAAACCGATGCTTCTTTATCTTGATTTCTCATTTCAGAAACAGGATAATCGGAAGGAAAGCCAGAAAGAATATCTATTTTTTTAATTCTTCCAGCAGGGGAAGGAGATACCAACGATACATTTCTACGTACGGGTAAAGCTGGTGCTGGTTGTGCTGGTTGCGCGTTACGTCTTGCGTGACCTTCACTGATGGCTTCTCTACGATGAGATTCTTTTGCTTGGGATGGACTTAAGAAATCTTCATCACGTGCTGGTCTTGATGGTCTTACACTGGGGGAACGACCACGTTCACGTCCTCGTTCATGCATACGTTCAATTTCAATGGGGACTGGAACTGCATCTTGTCCACGGTTGGGAAAATAATCGACAGGGGTAGCAATGGTATGTTTGGCTTGATGGGGTAAAGGAATATTATCACGACCACTTGGTTTGAAATAATTCATTGACCCAAATGCATAATCTTCTGCTTCTGGTTCGTATGAATGTTCATTGGCTCGAATTGCTTCGGGGGATTGATACGCTACACCTCCGTGATTTCCACCAAGTTTTGATGGGATTGCTCGTGAAGGTTGAGATGAGATAGATTCAATCCCTCTTGGATTCTCGCTTGTGAAATTAGGAACGCCTCGGCTTGAACGAACTTCAACACGTTCAATGGGTGGATTAGGAATTAAGTTTTGGCCAATCTCAACATGACGAGATGGATAGGCAATGGGATTAGGAACAGCAAAGGTAGATGAAAGAGATACGGAAGGTGGGTTGGCCATAGGACGAGCATTACGTTGAAGCCGTGTCGTATGATTCATTTGGGCATAACGAGATTTAAGCTTATCCGCACCAATGTGAATCTTGATGATGTTTTGATTTACAGGGGCGTGCTTTGCTTTCTTGTGTTTCTTTCCACCTCGTTTATAAAACTCAATATCATCATAGAATGCATTTATTTCGGGACGATGCTTATGGTGTGTCATTTTACATGATAGCAAGATATTTTTTTCATTTCACATATTTGATTTCCGTGAACTTTTTATAATACTTGGCAGGATGATGATACATGTTGATATGAAGGAAACTATATTCTTCCTTGGTCGCATAATCATACAATGCTCGAAGTGCTGTTTCATCACCATTCATTTCTTCCATAAATGAATCCAACTCTTTTTTATTGTCCGTCCGAAAGATACTAATCAAATCCAAGTTGGAACGAATGAGAGGTGGAAGAAAGGTATTCCATTTTTGCAAGAGATAAATATTAGTGATATGACGATGTCGATTCTGTGTGGCTAATTCATTGATGAATTTATTTTGTTTGGATTTAATTAAATGAATACAGTCATCATACACAATGCAATAACTTGGGGTACCCTTTTTCTTTTTGCGTTTCCACTTGTCCTTGTGTTCATCTATCTTGTTCATTATGCTTTGTAAGACTTCAGGCGATAACGTCTCGTAGTACTGTTCACCAATGTCATCAATCAATTCACTTACCTTGGGGTCATTCTTTGCTGTGGGCGAAATAAAGAAAATCAAATTGAAATGTTTAAACCATGGACTTTCCTTTTTCAATAAAAGATTTAAAAGAAGAGAAGTCTTTCCCATTCCTTTACGAGCAAAGATACCATAGTTGCAAGGCTTGAGTGGAAGTGGGGTATCCTCTTTGCATATCTGATTATCAAATGGAACCAATGCTTTTGTTAACTCTGACATTCTTACTGTTCAACAAGATTTTCTTTTTTCATTTTATCTTTGAGCATATCCATATTTTTATTTTTCTTTAATAACTTTTGTTTGATGAGTTCTAATTTTCGAAGCTCTTCTTCCTTTTCTCGTTGTAGTCCCTCTACATCAATTTGTTCCTTGGGAGGCAATGAAGTTAAAATGGGTGTATACGAATCCCAGTCTGGACGAATCACTTCTCGAATGGTAAATGAAAATGACCACGGGATATTTTGCAAGTTGATTGGTGTATAGGTTAAATTGTTGGTCAAGTAAAAGTTAATCGATTGAATCGTATTATCAATAATATAAACTGGTTCGCTCATTTGAAAATAATTAATCCAACTTGATTGCGGGGTGATGATGGGAACCTTGTATACAATGTCAGACACGTCATCTTTCAATACGATGAATTCACGATTACGGAATTGCTTAAAGGACGAACGCACCAATAGATAATTGATGGGGTTCAAGACACAAGGTTGAATCGATACCGACGGATTGGGTAGAGTGCCCGTTGGAAGAATTTGAAAGATGTATGAGTTCGTATATCCAAAGAATCCAGCCGTATAAGGATTTTGATTCGCATTATTAAAATTCAAATAGATATACGCCAATGCTCCAACCGTGGGTGCATTTGTAATATTGATGGTCATGTATCCAGTCGCTTGATTATAGGATGTTGTAAACGCCAATGCGATATTCCATCCAAGACCAACTGCCGTCGCATACAATTGAGTTGTTAATTCCGTCATCAATGTATAAGGCGTATAGTTTCCTTGAGTCAATGTAATGGTACAATTGATTGGTGTGTCACCAGTTTGGCCTCGCATAAAGGTACAATAAATAACATTCAAGTTATCCAAGTTATTCATCTGATAAAAGGTAAATGGAATCTGGACGGAATTAAACATAATTTGAAACATTCCTTTTTTGGATAAGAGATTGATAATCTGGGACAAGTTGAAATTCATATTCGTGTTGGTCCCACTGTTACGTTGAGATGAATTCATATGGAAGGTATACTCCATCACGGTTTGGAGAGCCATGTTTACTGTTCGTTGAGATTATTTTTTTCTTCTTTTGAAATCAAAATAGGTTCCCATGATTGAATAATAATAGGTAAGTGTCCCGTGATTGGACATGGTCTTGTCATAGTCTGCACGTGTTGATACCGTTCATCGCGCACCCCCTCGATATCATCAGCGACTCGGATGTATTGCTTGACTTCTTCTGGATTGATTGCTTTTAAAATTTCGGCTTTGGATGCTCCAACATAAAACTTTTGATTGATGGCCAGTGACATTATTACATATGCAAGATTTTTTTAAAATAATATAATAATACAAATGCCATATTATTATTCCGAAAAAGGAAAACGAATTGATTTATTCAACAAGCGTCCTCGAAACTTATCCATGGGTGGTCTTATTAAAGATGACCCCCGTATTAAAATTAAATCTGAAGATACCATCTCATCATGGTTGGAATACGGCTCGCTTGTTGTTCCCGTCAAAGTGATGAAGAGTGGAATCATGGACCATTACAAGGGATTGATTACTGGACAAAAACAACTTTGTATGAATCAACTCGGAAGAACAATTGTCATGCCAAATGAATTGGTAGTCAATAAAGCTCACGCCTCTGAAGTCGAACGATATTTAGCCAAGCATGGAATTCATTTACCGCTGGATGGTTAATTTTTTTTAATGTTGTTATTGAAAGGAGACGAGTGAAATGATTTATAAATCACTCGACTCATTCACTCGTCTCAACTTTTCTTATTTCTTCTAGTACCTTTTACCTTATAATATATATTGAGACAAGTGAGACGAGTGAGACAAGTA